GTTACTGCGTTGACTACTCAATCAAGTCCAGTTGGTGAAATCCAGCTGCAATTCCAAGAATCGCAAGCCTAAAAAGATTTATTTGGAACACACAAAATCCTGCGCCACACGCAGGATTTTGTTTTGCACCGTGTCCATGTTGACGGTACTCCATAGGCCGGGGTGCAGGGGTTTTGGCCAAGTGCCTTCATTGATCCAGGCATATCCCAGGTGCTCATCATTGAGTACAGGAACAAATTCACCGTCTACTACACATACAAACGTATGGTAAACAAACTTGTCATCTGCTGAAGTAAATTTTTCAATTGGTACGAGTCTGCGATAGGCAGGAAAACTGCCAAGCTCTTCGATACATTCGCGTTCCATACCGCCTAGTAATGTTTCACCAGGCTCTATTTTTCCGCCAGGCAAGCCCCATGTGCCAGGGTGCTTGGCATCGTTGCGCAACAAGTACAAGTAACGATTGGTTTGATTGCTAAAAAACCAAACGCCTACTGCGTTCACAGTACAAGACTCCACTCGCCGCCGGGGTAAATTCCTTGATAGCTTTTGATCCATGACTGACCTGTCCACTCGTATTGAACACCTGTGGTTAAATTAGTAATATACTGTATATCAGTTTCTTGGTCAGCGTGAAAGGTAACATCCCACCAAAGACCATTGAATTCAATGATGTCATTTTCTCTAGCAATCAGCGGACGATTAGCCGGACCCAACCAAGCAGGTGCAGGACTGGTATTGCCTACTGCGCCTGTGGCTTCAGTCAATAGATAGCGTTGGCCAGTTGCGGCAGCCGGCAGGCCTGCACCTGGCGCACTCAGCAACGGGTCAATTACAGCAGCAATTGGTGGCATGGTATTTTGTGGCACTGTATCCTCGTCCACAGTAAACAACACAAAACGCTCGTCGTTGGGATTGACCACAATGGTGCCAACCACTTCAGATCCGTCAGGCTGGCTCAAGCGCAGTTGGCTGATACCTGGGCGTAATACTCCGTACATGCCGATCACTGCTGGCCATTGCAGGCCACTGCCACTAACAATGTCAGGTGGCACAAGACTAGAGTTAGACTGATCTACCACAGTTTGTTCTTGAAGAATTTGTACACTGTTGCCAATCACCACAGTCTTGTAGTTGAACGGTGTGATTACTTGACGAGTTCCCAGTAACAAATCGTTGTCGGTTACAGCATCACGCAGATCTCCTTGTGCATCGTACATGCTGGCAATCACACGCTCAATAACACCCAACTTCTTGACCTTGGCAGGACTAGAGATCCAAATGGGAATGCCAAAAGTCAAGGTCATTATGTCAACGGGATTCTCTGTGCCTATTGGGATAGTTCTAGAACTCCAGTTCACACGCTCCAATTCTACAATACTCAAGCTGGTCCAATCAATGTAGTTGTCAGTGCTTTGTATTTCCAGTGCAGGGTTAAACAAGGTAGAAATCTGTTCAAAGATCTGAAACTTTTGATTGGTGTTTGAAGTCCAGATGTCCAAGTTAATGGTCATCTTGTAAGGCACGGGCATCAAACGCTCAATAGTAAAAGCATTGCCCTGTGTGGTCTCATAAGTGTCGGTAGCAGTGTCATAGGTACGCTGTTTCACAGCAAAGCGTGATACAAAATACGGTTCTTGCATTCTTGGTCTGTCGTAGTCGAGACCGGTGATGTAAAATGTCATTAGTGGAGTAGCAGGCAAGCTGTTGGCAGAGTTTTCCTGTATGATGGTCTGTGCATTACGGCTTGCATCTCCGTAGCGAACAGGCACACGCAACAGAGCATACTCGTTGGGGTTTTCTGCACTGCGGCCGTACTCCACTTGGAATCCTGAAAAGATTCTTGTAAATTGCAGTAAGAAACGACGTATTTGCTCGTCATAAAAGAAGCTTTGAATTTTGGCTCTCCTAATTAACCGCCGTTGTCGGCTTTGGGTTTGAGAATTTCACTAAGACTTTGGCGACTAGGTATAGGCCCGCGGTCTGTAGTATTAACGGTTGCGTTGTTATTTACAAAGCTTGAACGCAGGGTCTTGTTATCTGGACCGTTGTTGAGATCTGTTCGAACATTGTCTTCAATGCGTACCCAACGAACACCGTTGTAACGGAACAGTCGATTTGGTCGGTAATCAAGACGCAAGGCATAGTCCCCAGCTACTGGACGTTCAGGAAAGGTCACCCCAGGAGTGACAGGGAATCCATCGGGTGCCTGACCATTGCCGGTCATGTATCCTAGCGTATAACCAAAGTCCCGTGGTGTAGAATTCATACCACCTTCGGTGCCATCTACAGTTGTGCTAGAGCTGGTATTCAAGCCCACTGGGTTTGCAGGTTGACCATTCGATGACAAGGTAGGTGTAATAAAGAACTTGTCAACATCGTAACCACTGAGCGGAACTTCGACATCAGCTTGTGTGAGAATAGCATCGTTGATTTCTTGATCTTTAGTACGAGTGCTCATTATGTCACTTTCGGTGAACGGGGTGTACTCGGACCAGTAATCAGTGTCGGTAATATCAGTGTCTGCTGGCACGTTTTGAGTGGCTTGATAGTATACATCGCCTTGGTTAACAATAGACCCAGCAGGATAGAAGTTACCCGGATCCCAGGCAGTGTCGTTGACCATGGGCTTTTTAAGAACGTCTTTGTATTCTTGTGCATTGACCAGCGGTGTGGCTTTCACACGCCATAGGTGCGGTAGCCAGGTCATTGAGAAGCCTTCGCTGGCAAAAGCAGCATCTTGAATCACGTAGTACTTGGGCAAGGCTTCGGGAATGTTGGCATTCAGTGGATAGTAGTCTTTGAGAGTAGGCACTTCCAGCACATCACCGTTCATGAGTTTGCGCCCAAACTCGTCAATCATCTTGTTGTAATGGAATGTAATAAACAAAGTATCGTTGTTCAAAAACAATCCAAATTGACTTAGATCAAAATCAATGTCCTGGGTCTGAAATACTCCACGCATGACATACACGTCTTGGTCATAGATTCTGTCGCGGTTTTCCAACAGCAATAGATCTTGTATATTTAGAGGATTCTGAGTTTCATAAATGGGTTGAGTAGCATCTGCATTGCCCGAAAATGCCGAATCCTCGCCACCAGTTTGTGGGCCCATGTATTTGTGCACATAGATATCCACACCACCAACGGTGTACATTTCTTTGATTGTGCGATCAATGAATTGGTAATCTTTTGTGCGATTTGGGCGGTATAAACTTAAACGGGGCATGGTAATACTATTTAGTTAGTGGTTGACCTGAAATTGGGCAGATGTTACAATATACACTTGTTCACTCAGGGAGTAATGTTATGAAAGCCGCAAATTTTGTTGCAAAGTACACAGGCCCAAAAAGCAAGGGTGTCATACAGCCTTACGACAAAGTAAAGGCGACAGAAAAATGGGTAGAGTATGCCTTAGACATTGTAGACATGAGTCGTATTATAATGACAGTGGACTTCAATACAAAATGGAAACTAGCAGAAGCACTAGAAGTAGCAGAACGCAAAAAAGCCTGGATGTACAAGCACAAAAATTTTGATGTCAAACGTGCCTCAAAACTGTTTGACACTGTTAAAGATTTGCCCAAGACTAAGTAAGGAACAATTATGATTGCAACAAAACCAGTTAAGCCCCTGAATCCGCGTAGTGCAGATACCAATGCCATGGGCATGGAACCCACTTGGAATATACAACCCACTGATAACCGCATCAGTGCCTTGAGCAAAGCATTTTCGTGGTACAACTACTTCTACGGCAAAAAAGATGCCCGGGACATGATTGTTAACTATCTCGAAAGCCACGACCGCAAGGCAGATGTTAAACTGCTAAAAGGTATTCCAGACAGCTCGATACGTTTGACTACAGGCTGGCTGTGTCGCATGAGCATGGTAGGACTAGAACTGTCGGACCATGAGCAGATTCAACTAGACAACTTGCTGAAAGAAATTTTGGAATCCAAGCAAGAAGCTGTGGTTGAAGAAGTTGCAGTGGCAGACGAAACTGCCCCTTCTAAACTTACGATCCAGGATCGTCTGCGTGAAAAGGCAAGTGAGTGCCTGGGCGAACTAGATGGCTTGTTTGACGATTTTATCATGTCTGGGGCTAAACTCAATGCTGACTACAAGCCAGTGAGCTTGATGCGAAGCATGAACATTGCACCGCAAATGGTATCAATGATCAAGGATACTTGGACTCGCAAACTAGCCGAGTTTGAAACAGCGGCCGAGGGCAAGGATGCAGAAGTTGCAAAAGCCTACGACTACATGACCAAAACACAACTCAAGAACTGTGTCAAGTTCTGTGAGCTGGTGATCAGCGACTGCGGCTCTTACGTCCAGATCAAGAAAGTGGAACGTAAACCACGCAAAGTCAAGGCGGTGCCGCCAGAGAAGAAAGCGGCCAAATTCAAGTTCCAAGCTGAGTTTGCTGAACTTAAACTCAAGTCACTACCTGCGGCACAGCTAGTGGACAAGGCAGAAGCTTGGTTATATGACACCAAGAAGCGCAAGTTGATTCACGTTGTAGCCGACGAGTATGCCAAAGTTTTTACAGTCAAGAACAATGCTATCATTGGATTTAGCACAGTAGAAACTGTGCAAAAAACTGTGCGCAAGCCAGCAGAAACCCTGAAAGCACTCGGTGCCGCAGGCAAGCCGGCTGCTCGTAAACTGTTTAAAGAGCTCACAACTACAGAAACTCAGTTCAATGGTCGCGGTACAGAGAACATTGTGATCCTTAAAAGCTGGTAAATAATGGGGACGGAGTCCCCCATGGCAGAACAGCAACAAAACAGTCTTGACACACTAAAACAAAATCTAAACGATTATGTACGGCTTCAACTCGGCGGCGATATTGTAGACGTCGAGTTGGATCCAGCTCACTACGAATCAGCATACCAAAAAACAATTGGCACCTATCGTCAACGTGCCCAAGGCGCTTACGAAGAATCATACTCATTCATGGAACTAGTCCGTGATGTAAACATTTATCAATTACCTCAAGAAGTTGTTACTGTAAGGCAAATCTTTCGCAGAACTTTCGGTGATTCCACTGGCCCATTTGCGTCAAACTTTGACCCATTTGCTCAAGCATCGCTGAACGTGTATCTCATGAACTTCAACGTAGCAGGTGGCCTTGCTACATACGATTTCTATAGCCAATATGTAGAACTTGCCGCACGTATGTTTGGTGGCTACATGAACTACACTTTTAACCCTGTAACCAAAAAACTCCAGCTAGTGCGCGACCCAAAAGGCACTGGCGAAAACGTTTTGCTGTGGACCTATAACCTAAAGCCCGAAATCAACTTGCTGAGTGACTTCCAAATTAGTCAATGGATCAAGGACTACATGGTGGCTAACTGCAAAATGATCATTGGTGAAGCACGTGAGAAGTTTGGAACCATTGCTGGCCCACAAGGCGGCGGCACCCTAAACGGTGCGGCCATGAAAGCCGAAGCCAAAGAGGCAATGACAGCACTAGAAGAACAACTCAAGAACTATGTAGATGGCTCACAACCTCTAACTTGGGTAATTGGCTAATTGACACACTGGTGCATATGTGCTATAATGCAGTATGCACCTAATGATCGACCTAGAAGGGCTAGCAACTGGCCCGGATACCTGTATTCTCACCATAGCTGCCCAGGCATTTGATCCTTTTGGGCACGGACATTACGAACAATCTTACTATGCTAGAGTAACGCTGGAAAGCCAACCTGACCGCGCCATTGATCAAGGCACAATTGATTGGTGGGCAACTCAGCCTGCTATCGTACGTGACGAAGCGTTCGATGAAGAAGGTCGTATACCACTCGATCAAGCCTTAGACGAGCTAGGCAAGCTGATTTGGCACTCCAAGCTAATCTGGGCACAAGGTCCCACATATGACATGAACATCCTGGAACATGCCTACAAGAGCTATCGCAAGCCCCTGCCCTGGAAATACTACATGGTTCGGGACAGCCGCACAGTGTTTAGCTTGTGGCCAGGGCAGCCTATTCCGCCTACTAGCCACCATGCACTAGAAGATTGCCGGCGCCAAATTGGCATGTTGCAAAATACCCTGCGCCACCTTAACGTAACTGAACTAAAATGACACTACCTAAATTACTGATTATCGGCAATGCTCGTCACGGCAAAGACACTGTATGTGATATCCTGCGTGAAGAGTTTGGATATAGCTTTCGCTCTAGCTCAGACTTTTGTGCCGAAAAGTTTATCTATGCTGAGCTCAAGGACAAGTATGGATACACTAGCTATGAGCAGTGTTTTGAGGACAGACATAATCATCGTGCAGAATGGTACGACATGATTCATGAATATTGCCGGGATGACTATGCTCGTTTGGGCAGGGAAATTTTTGCTGAAAACGATATCTACTGCGGTCTGCGCAACAAGTCAGAGTTTCATGCCATGAAGAACACCAATGTGTTTGACTATGCTATTTGGGTGGACCGCAGCGATCATTTGCCTCAGGAAGACAAGAGCAGCATGAGCTTGGAAATCTGGATGGCAGACTATGTGATTGACAACAATGGCACACTATCTGACTTAGAGCGCAATACCCGTGAGTTGGTCACACGTCTGGTTGTAGATCACCGGGACGCCATACAGAATCAGATTTCGATAAATCGATCTCGCAGTTACGGCACACAGTTTTGAGATTCTTTTGTGCTACATTATTGAGATTTCCATCCATGTGATACACTAGAGTTTGTGCAGAGTAGCGGGCTTTGAACCCGCACTTGTCACAAGTCATTTTCTTACGATACCCTGCTGCCTCCCAGCGGGGTATTCTCTTTTTTAGTCCTCGATTTTTTCTAGCACACGTTTCACATCGACTGCGATAGTGCTTGACATCGTGTTTGACATAGTTTACAGCACAAGGGCGCTGGCCACAGGCTTGACAAGTGGGTCTTTGCATGGTGTATTTATGGTTGGACCTTTGCCAAAGGGTGCGCTAGAGCGGCGATTTTGGAGGATATCTATAAATATTGATATCTTGAAAAGGAATAGACTATGGCTCTAGTATCACCCGGCGTAGAAGTAACAGTTATTGACGAGAGTCAATATATCCCTTCTGCTGTCAACACAGTACCTTACTTTCTAATTGCTACCGCACAAAACAAAATCAGTGCAAGTGGTGTTAGTGTAGCACCAGGTACTTTAGCAGCAAATGCTAACAAAACTTATCTCATCACCAGTCAGCGTGATTTGGCAGCTACATTTGGCGTGCCTTTCTTCTATCAAACCACTGCTGGTACACCGATCAACGGTTACGAGCTCAACGAATACGGTTTGTTGGCAGCATACAGTTCATTGGGTATTACCAATCGTGCTTATGTTCAGCGTGTGGATATTGACCTAGCAGAACTCACTGCCAGTTTAACTCGTCCTTTGGGCAATGCCACTGACGGAACATTCTGGCTTGACACTTCGACCAGTGTGTGGGGTATCCAGGAATGGAATCAAACCACAGCTACCTTTACTGTAAAAACTCCTATTACCATTACTGATGATACAGAAGTTGTAAATGCAGGCAGCAATGACTACACCCCACTAGCCAGTATTGGCAGTATTGGTGACTATGCAGTGGTTGCACAAGCAGTAAAAACTCCTGTTTACTACAAAAATTCCAGCAACAATTGGGTACAAGTTGGTACCAATGATTGGAAAAGCAGCTGGGCCACAGTGACCGGCACAGGAACACCCACTTCGTTGGTCAATGGCTACAACCTTATCATCAACGACGTTACAGTTGACGTAGGTTACAACAGCACAGCAGCCACAGTAACTGGCTATGCAGCAGCTATCAACGCCAGCGCTATCACCGGTGTTACTGCTGGAGTCAGCAGCGGCAAGTTGGTATTGTACGCTGACGCAACAGCAGCCAACGATGGATCAACACTCAGCAACAACGGATTGATCACAATTGATGCGGGCCCAAACAACGGATCAGTGCTGTTGGCAAGTCTTGGCTTGTTGACTGGCGAGTATCCTGCTCCGCAGTACTACCCAAGCTACAGCTACGAAGCACCTCGCTGGAGAACCACAGACACAAGTCCACGCCCAACTGGGTCAATCTGGAACAACATGAGTCCAGTAAACAACGGTATCAATGTGCGAGTCAAGAGATACAACTCTGCGCTTGGGTCTTTTGTGGCACAGGACACTCCTGCGTATGAAAGCGCTTCTTTTGCAACTTATGCATTTGACCCCAGCGGTGGCGGCAAAAACATTCCAGTAGGTACTACTTACATACAGTGGAATGAAGACCAAATCAACACTGACGGTCTCGTATCGGGTAGTTTTACTATTCTTGAACGCTATGCTTTGGGAGCCACGGTTATTACCGCTAGTGTTAATGATGCAGCTTTTGTAAACGGTAGTAGTTTTTACATCAGAGCTACTGCTGCTGGATCTGACCAATTTAGCTCACCATATCTTGCCACACTAAATGGTACTACCCCGGCAGACTTTGTGACTGCGGTGAGTGCTGCTAACGTTCCATACGTGAGTGCCAGTATCAACAGCGACGGTTATATTGTGCTTACTCACTCACAAGGCGGTACAATATCTTGTCAAAACAATAGTGGTGTTCCTATTACTTTAGCAGGATTTACCTCTAGCACTCCGCTGTGCAGACCTTCAGCTAGAACAGCAGGATATCTCATCATGAGCAATTGGGTATCTAGCCCACTGTTCACATACACAGCCAGCAGTACTGCACCAGACCAAGATCCAGCAGATGGACGTCTGTGGTACTACAGCACAGTGAGTGAAGCTGATATCATGATCAAGAACGGCTCAAACTGGGTGGGTTATCAAACAGTGTCCAACGATGTTCGTGGTTTTGACTTGAGTCTAACCAACGCCGCAGGACCAATCATCAGCGCCACAGCACCTACTACACAGACCAACACTGCATTGAGTCCATTGCAGTACGGTGACTTGTGGATTGATACCAGCGACTTGGAAAATTATCCTTTGTTGTATCGTTGGGAGCCAGTTAACGGAGTCGACCAGTGGGTTGCGGTTGACACAACTGATCAAGTGAGTGAAAACGGTATCTTGTTTGCAGATGCACGTTGGAGTTCTACTGGTACAGTTGATACTGTAGCAGATCCAATTCCTACCATCGAAAGTCTACTAGACAGCAACTATCTTGACCTAGATGCGCCTAATGCTGCATTGTATCCTCAAGGTATGTTGTTGTTTAATACTCGACGCAGCGGATACAACGTCAAACGTTTTGCAGTCAATTACTTCAACACCACAAGCACCAGCTACAGTGTTGACGCATACTCATCAACTACCCAATATGTCTACAATGACTTTGTGGTCTACAACGGTGTGATTTATGTGTGTAAACTTGCTCCTCCAAGCACAGGCACTGCACCTACTAATACTACCTATTGGTCGGTAATTGTGACTAACACTTGGGTAACTGCCAGCGGCAACAAAGACAACGGCAGCATGTGGGCAGGACGTCAAGCACAACGACAAATTGTGGTCGAAGCACTCAAGAGCGGCATTGACACCAGCGAAGCAGCACGTGAAGAACAAGCTCTATACAGCTTGATTGCTACACCAGCATACCCAGAGTTGATCCCAAACATGATTGCACTCAGCAACGAGCGTAACAATACCTTGTTTGTGATTGGCGATACACCAATGCGATTGGCTGCTAACGGCACTGACTTGGTAACCTGGGCCACCAACAACAACGGTCTTGGATTGAATTCAGAAGACGGACTAGTTGCTGCCAGCCAGTACATGGCCACATTCTATCCAAGCTGCCAGACAACAGATTTGTCGGGCAATGCAGTAGTTACAGCACCGAGCCACATGATGATGCGCACAATCATCCGTAGTGATGCAGTGAGCTACCCATGGCTAGCACCAGCTGGTACACGAAGAGGTGTTGTGGACAATGCTACGGCAATTGGCTACATTGACAGTCTCACAGGCGAGTTTATCCAGATCAATGTGGGTCAAGGTCTACGTGATGTGTTGTACGAAAACGACATCAACCCAATCACCTTTATTCCAGGTGTAGGTATCACCAACTTTGGTAACAAAACTACAACTAGTATTACTAGTGCTCTGGATCGTATCAACGTCAGCCGACTGGTTGCGTTCTTGCGTGGACGCCTGGAAGAGATTGGTAAGTTGTACTTGTTTGAACCAAACGACGAGATTACTCGTAACGAAATCACCAACACTGTTAACAGTTTGATGATTGACTTGATCGCTAAACGAGCAATCTATGACTACTTGGTTGTATGTGACTTGAGCAACAACACACCTGCACGCATCGATAGAAACGAGTTGTGGGTAGATATTGCCATCGAACCGGTGAAGGCAGTGGAGTTTATCTACATTCCATTGCGTATCAAGAACACTGGCGAGATCTCTGGAGCAGCAGCCTAATAAACTGGGGGGTTAATTTTTAGCCCCCCAGTTAAGGTAAATAAAGACATAGGAGATATAAAAAATGGCAGTTTCATCATTACAGAGAATGACAGTACCGTTGGCCAGCGATCAGAGTTCTAGCACTCAAGGTCTGCTGATGCCCAAGCTCAAATATCGCTTCCGCGTGATGTTTGAAAATTTTGGTATTTCAACTCCTCGTACAGAATTAACTAAACAGGTCATGAGCTTTGCTCGACCTAACTTGAGCTTTGAAGAAATTACTTTGCCAATCTACAACTCAACACTGAAGTTGGCAGGCAAGCACACCTGGGCAGACACCACTTGCGAAATCCGTGACGACGCAGGCGGCAACGTCAGCCGACTGGTTGGCGAACAGCTACAGAAGCAAATGGACTTTTTGGAAATGGCTTCTGCTAGTTCTGGTATTGACTACAAGTTCTTGACACGTTTTGAGATCTTGGACGGTGGCAATGGCGCAGAACAACCTAACGTTCTTGAAACTTGGGAACTGTATGGTTGCTACTTGAAGGCAGCTGACTACGGTGCAATGAATTACAGTGAGTCAGCTCCTGTGACCATCAACATGACAATTGCCTTTGACAACGCTAACCAAATCCCATATGGTGTTGGTGTTGCTACTGGTATTGCACGTACATTGGGTGACGTTGTTACTGGCGCTGGTGGCGGAGGCGTTTAATGCCAGCTACCTGGGGACAGGACTTTCTAAAAGGTTTTTTTGGTACCGATACGCTGCGTGATTATACTCACGCAGCCAAGGTATTCAGAACCAACGGTTATGAATTAAAGCCACGGTTTAAGTTTTTATTCCACGTGGCTTTTTCTATTAACACCGCCGAGATTCCTTCTCTGCGTGGTGCATTGGGACTGACTGATGTCAACAACATCAGTTACGTGGTCAAGACTGTTGACCTACCCAAGTACAACATTCAAACAGAAACACTGAATCAGTACAATCGCAAGCGTATTGTACAGACCAAGATTAACTACGAACCAATTAACATCACGTTTCATGACGACGGCGGCGACTTGATGCGCAATTTGTGGTACAACTACTACAGTTACTACTACAAAGATCCCACACAACAATACGGTGCAGCCAACAATACCAACGGTAGCTTGGGAGCATTAGCCAACCGCACAGCTGGGTTTGGATATAACAGCCGTGACATTTACAACAACGATCGTTTGGTTAACGACTGGGGCTACATCGGCGAAAGTATCAGCGATGGCGTGAGCTCTAGTTCAGGCAAGCCACCATTTTTCAAAGACATTAGAATTTTTGGATTTGACTATCAGCACAAGTATGCTGAGTATGTGTTGATCAATCCACTAATCACAAACTGGAGTCACGACACTTATGACTACAGTCAAGGTAATGGCACTATGCAAAACTCAATGACCATTGCCTACGAAACAGTGAAGTATTATCAAGGGGCTCCCAACAAACAAGCGCCCGGATTTGGCGATCCTACACACTACGACACACGAACCAGTCCTATCTCCCGAGCTGGGTCTACACAGACTATCTTGGGTCAAGGCGGCTTGCTGGATGCAGCTGGTGGAATATTGGAAGACTTGCAGTCAGGATCGGTGCTGGGCTTGATTGGTGCCACACAAAAAGCAGGCACAGCCTACAACACCTTTAAGAATGTCAATGTTGGTCAAGCATTGAGCAACGAAGTCAAAGCTGGTGCAGTGGCAGCAGCAAACGCTGCTATTCCAGGGGCAGTCAGAGCCATATCCAATACTGGCAGTGGCTGGGCATTCCCTACATCTGGCGCTAGCAATTCTGCTACAACTAATACAACACCGCCCAACGGGTGATAACTAATATCATGACAACTGTAAATCAAACCAACCTCAATCAAGATCTCACAGTGCGAGTGTTTGATCGTTTTTACAAGTACGAAGCAAATGTGCCAGCTGCTGAATGGGATATTGTTTATTCGTATTTCCGCAGTGTGATGACCACTCCCAGAGCAGCCAGTAATTTTTCCAGCGCATTGTTTAGAGTAGCACAAGAAACCAACACTCCTGCACAAACTCTTTTGCAGGCATTTCAAGGCGCATCAGGAATAAACCTCACAGTGACCTTGGCCTATTATTTGAATTTGATTCGCAGTCGTGCCACACTGGTAGGCGTGAGTGCCCCAGTTACACCCAATCAATATGCTGCCAGAGCAGTACTACAATGAGCAAATGGGCACAGGGTTTTTATCAAGTTCAAAATTCTGACAAATATGTAGGCACCAAACAGCCTAGATACAGGTCCGGGTGGGAACTCAGCTTCATGAGATTTTGTGACACCAACTCAAATGTGTTACAATGGGCTAGTGAAGCCATACAAATACCCTATCGTCACCCACTTACAGGCAAACAAACTATCTATGTGCCCGACTTCCTGATCACTTATCGCACTCGCAACAACACCATGAGAGCAGAGCTGATTGAAATCAAACCCAAAAAGCAAAGCGTGATTGAGTCAAAAATGAGCTCACGAGACCGTGCCGTGGTTGCTATCAACTATGCCAAATGGGCAGCAGCTCAAAAATGGTGCCAGCGTCAGGGCATTACGTTTCGAGTCATAACAGAAGACCAAATGTTCCACAACGGCCGAGCATGACCCTATAAATAGGGTATGACTAGAAAACTTGAGGAATTGTTCGATTTACCTCCCACCACAGAAGAAGTAGACACCGCCATCCCGGAACTGCCTACCAATCGGGAGACTTTGGCTGCATTAGACGCCACCATTGACAAAATAGATGATGCACTGCCTGCTGTCAAAGGACTAGAAAGCACTGACCAGGAAATGGATGAACTGGCCAGTTTGGCCACTGACAGCTACAAAGATCTCATGGATCTAGGCATGCAAGTCGACAGTCGATTCGCTAGTGAAATATTCAGTGTAGCATCAAACATGTTGGGCCATGCAATCACAGCCAAAACAGCCAAGCTAGACAAAAAGCTCAAAATGATCGATTTGCAGATGAAAAAAATGCGGTTGGATCAGCAGGCTGCAGAAAAAGAAGGCGACTCTGGGCCCACACAAACAGCACAAGGCGTGGTTTTAAATCGCAATGATTTGCTAGAGCGTTTGCTCAAAGACAACAAGAAAACATAAATATACAACAGGAACCTGACAATGAAAACATTCGCAAAATACTTAACCGAGAGCGAACGTACTTACAACTACCGTATCAAGGTAGTTGGTGATCTGCCCGAGGGCTTTCTTAAAGCAATGAAAGAAAAGCTTGCTCAGTTTGACGTTGTAAAAATGTCTGAACCCAAGACCACCCCAGTGCGCAAGCAAATCCCCGATTTCCCGGCATTTCCCAATGAGTCGTTGACCATTGTGGATGTTGAGTTTAGATACCCAGCTATCGAACCACAGATCAAACAGATTGCTAGACTAGCTGGCCTAGACGAGAATCGCATTGTGATGGGCACCGTTGCTCATGACAATAGTCTCAACGTTGAGAACGACAAAATTACGGATCAAAACAAAGACTTGTTGGACGATCCTGACTATCCAGCAGATGACAAAGAGCAAAAGGCTCTCAAGAAAGACTATGGCGCTGAATCTCATGACCACGTGGTTCTTAAAAACGCCTACCGTACAAAATTCACAGTAGCCGGAGGTAACACCCCACCTGCTAAAACCACAAATGATTTGCCACAGGGCGACAAGAGTCCTTTCAGCAATATCAAACGTCAACCCAAGCCAGCAACTGGTGCTAACCCAAGAGGATAATTCAAAATGACATTTTTTTATGATTTAAACAAAAGACTGCAACAGGCTTTGGAAACTCCAAAGAGTGAGCACAAGCAGTTGAACGAGCGTGACATGAGCCGTGCTGCCAAAGGCTATGAGAAGTATGGCAAAGAAGGCATGGAGGCATTGGCCAAGGCCGGACGTGAAGGCAAAGCTCTTGATCCAATCCGCGCCAAGTATGACAAGTATGACGAGTCAGTGGAAGAAGGTCTAGGCTCTGCACTGGCTAAAGGATTTGATAAAGTTGGAGACATGTCAGATACAGCTGGTGCTAAACTAAAAGGTTTGAAAGCCAACATTACTAAGAATCCAAAAGACCGTCAAGCAGCAGTTGATGCCCATCGCGGAATCATGAAGAAAGAAGTTAATAAACATCGCGACGAATATGGACAGGATCCAATGTATCCTGAAAGAATTGGAAGATATGCCAATGCCCAACAAAGTGCCGCTATGCACAAAATTGGTCTAGACAACAACATGGAAGAAGGTCTAGGCGACATGGCTCGTAAAGTAGGCGGCGCTGTCAAGAAAGTTGCTGGCAAGGCACTGGACACACTAGGTCATAGTAGTGATGCAGACATGATCCGTGACTTGCAACGCAAGATGGGCGCAACTGGTACTCAAGTACACGGCAAAAAAAGCATGGCACAACCTAAAGAAGCTGCGGCGCCAATGAGCGCCAAGCAAAAGAGTTTTGCAGCTTTGGCAGAACCCAAAGACAAGATCACTTTTGCTGACAAGATTGCTGGCGCCAAAAAAGAAGTTGACGAAATGCTGGGTGACGTTGCTGCCAATGCAATGAAGTCTGCTGTTACTAGCAAAGGCGGAACAGTCACCAAGACTGCCAAAGGGGTCAAACATTCAGCAGGTCCCGGTGTGTATGGCGGGTCAGATCAAGACAGCCATCCTGTAGATCGTATGAAAGGTCCTAGCAAAAAGAGACTAACCGGCAAAAGCAGCATGGAAGAAGCCAGCGACGATGACAACAATCCATTTACCAACTGGAAAAAGCCACGTGCAGAAAAACCCAAAGTTGGATCAGTGGAGCGTGGTCACAAGCATGATATTGAGCACACTGCTACAGGTCGCAAAGTAACACGCCGTACAGATGATCAAGGTTACAGTGTTGGTGCTGACGACGATACAGAAGGAAAGCCAGTAGCAAAAGGTCGCGGACGTCCAAAGGGCACAGGCGGCAAAATAGGCGCCAAAGGTCCTAGCGGCAAGTCAAAGTTGATGACCAAAGAAGGCGCCAGTGAAGACGATATTCAAATTCTTGTACGCCTGCGTGACGAAGCCTTTGAAGACGGCAACAAAATGTTGGGCAACAAGATCGAAGACATCTTGCAGATGATGGACGACAGCGAAGAACAAGTGTCTGAAAAAGCAGTAAGCAAAAAGCAACAACGCTTTATGGGCATGGTTCATGCAACACAAAAGGGCGAGAAAGCACCTTCAAAAGAAGTTGCCAAAGTAGCCAAGTCAATGGGCAAGAAAGACGCTGAAGATTTTGCTGCCACCAAGCACAAAGGCTTGCCTGAAAAGAAAAAGCCCGAAGGCAAGAAAAAAGAAAAAACTGAAGAAGCCGGCGGTTCAGGTACACCTACTGCCAGCAGCGGCTTCAGCTACGGCAAAGGCATCTATGATTCAATGAATCGTGACCTAGAAGACATGATTTCAGAAAGCATGGCTCGTCTTGACTCTACTCTTAATGAGAGCATGAGTGTTAACATGAGCAACAGCACCGAAGGTGGCAAGAGCTTGACTATCACTGCCACAGACGATGATGCAATGAAGTTGGCCTCTATTCTCAAGATGGCTGGTCTAGGTGGTGACGAAGGCTACGGCGGTAGTGGTTACAAGTCAGCATGTGGTTGCGGATCTCCTGACTGCTCGTGTGGCGACGAAGAGCTTGACGAAGTTTCTATGAATGAGCCAGACTACCCTACTAACACAGAAACCAGCAACAACGTCATGCAATACAGTGGCGGTTTAGATGGCCCTAAGTCAACCGGACAAAGCACAGTACCAGTTCTTGCTAGCCAAGATGAGCGTCAAGGCACATACGCCGAAGCAGAAGAAGATGCTATCAAGCGTATGATGGAAATGGCTGGTGTCAAGAAGAAAGAAGTTGACGAAGAAAAGACTGAAGAAGGTAACTTGTTCACCGGTAACTTAGCTAAGGCTCGTGCTGCTGGTAAAAAACAAGCTGACTTAGACGGCGACGGCGACATGGAAAAAGTAGACGAAGGTATCATAGCCGCTACTCGCAATCTTTGGAAAACATATCAACCTAAGTAAACTATGAACAATAACATGATGCGACCATACACTGAGGTAGCCGACGAGTTGGCACGTCGACGTGCCAACGAATACACTCCGCCTATGATGCCTCAAGTAAAACAAACGCCAGTTCCGATGACTGGCGTGCTAGAGCAGTCACGTGCTCTATACAACACTTACAATGGACATCCTGACAAGGATAGCAAATAATGGCCAACGTTTATACTAGTCTAGCTAATGCCACAGTGTATACCGATAAGTTGAGCATTTCGACTGGTAACACTGCGGTTACGTATCAAGTTTATGCTGTAGCTCTAGGAACTGCTAATGCTGTTGGCAACCTCTACTCTGCTGCGATATCTATTCCTGCTAACTCTACTACAGAAATGTATTCGGGCGCAGGCAACAAAGTTACTATTTCCGGTTCTAACTGGACTGCGTTAGAACTTGGTACCGCAAGCTCGGCTACTGCCAGTGTTTATAACTCTGCAGGACAATAATGCGAGCCAATGAGTTCATTGCTGAACACAAAAAAGTTGGTGACCTTAGCACACGAAATCAGCAGGCCACAGTAGGCCTGCACAAGTTTCGCGACGCTGAATTTGCTGACCGCGTATACGAACTCAATCGAATAATGATGGCTGTTGCTTCAAACGACGGAAAAGAATTTGTTCAGGACATGGATGCTGAATCATGGGTAGGACGCCACGACGTGGCAGCACCGTATACCAAAGAAGAAGCTGACATGTTGAAAAAAGCCTATCAAGTTGTAGGAAGCAAGCATTATGATTTAAATCGTGGGGATTTGGATTCTGAAGAGCATCCAGCAGTTAACAATGTCAGTCCAATAAAAGGTTTCCGAGGTTACTGATGCGAGCACGAGAATTTATTCGCGAACAACGTGAGCTTCCTCCTGAGACTCGCGAACCCATGCGTTACACCTATACACTGCCAGGCCTGTCTAGTTCTGATCCATATAAAACATATCGCATGGGTGTAGCTGTAGCGCGAGCTCGCAGCGATTATCGCAAAGACGATGTTAATCCGTACATGCCCGAATGGTCAGCAGAAACTACATTTGGCGAGCATGCAGTAGTATCGGGCATGAATTCAGGCATTGGCGATGTAATTGACGCTGCTCTCAAAATGACTAACACACCCGGTGGCAAGAAAATAGTGTCAACTCCTGACAGTGAAGAGCCGGATTTTGTTGTAAACAAAAGCCCTATAAATAGTTTCAAAGGATATATTTAATAAATGGCTAATCCACCACCATACAGCAATATAACTGGTATTAGCCGTGCGGCGATGAAAGACAATGCACAGGTTAATATTGTGCAATACAATGGCAATGCTAGGCCTGCTGAGCTTGTGGTGGAACAAAATAATCTCAATCTTTACGCTGGCGACAACAATGGCAATCTGGTGCTGTTAGCCAATGCCAACGCCACAAAGTTTTACGGGTCGTTCTACGACACAACAAATCAAAACAATGCCGCTGGCAATGTCAATTACATGCAGTTAAACACAACCAGCAGTAATAATCATGTCAGTGTGGCCAATGGTGATGAAATTACTGTGGATTTTGATGGCGTGTACAACATACAATTTAGTACTCAGTTTGTAAAGACTGGCGGCGGAACATCTGACATGGAAATATGGCTGGAAAAAAATGGCACTGCAATACCATACTCTGGTGGTTCTGTAACAATGTCAGGTAACAATACCAAATATATCGCTGCTTGGAATTATGTTGAAGAACTACAGGCCGGCGACTATGTAAAGCTGGCTTGGTGGAGTAGCGATGCTGGTATTGATATTATTGCACCAGCTAGTTCGGGCCCGGGCCCAATAGTTCCCTCAGTTATAGCAACAGTTTGTCAAGTTTAACACAAGGTATAAAAATGAAAAAAATAGTATTGGCACTTTTATTATTGCCTGTTTTGGCCCTAGCACAAAAAACTCCACAAGGGGTAACCTATGACGCACAAATTGTTCGCATCAACGACGGCGACACAGTTGTGATTGCCGCACCCTTTCTACCTGCACCACTCAAGCCCGAACTTGCAGTTAGAGTTTTTGGTGTTGACACCCCCGAAAAAGGATTCCGGGCACAGTGCCCTCAAGAAGATGCTAGGGGCAAAGCTGCAACTGAATTTACTAAAGCCGCGGTCAACTCCAGTCAAAAACGTCAAGTCACACTGTATGGCTGGGACAAGTTTGGCGGCCGTGTGTTGGGAGATATCATTCTAGACGGTAAGAGCCTGCGCCAAGGCCTAATTACAAATGGTTTTGCTCGCGAATACTACGGCGACGCAAAACAATCCTGGTGCCAATAAACCCGCCGTAAATACGGCATGTCCAATTTCTTTTGCGCAGCCCCATGGCGTGGGCTGCATATTAACCCCCGTGGCGATGTAAAAACTTGTTGTGCAGGTGACCCAAACATGTTGGGTAATCTCAACGATCACAGCATTATCGAAATCCTTGATAGCAATCTACTCAAAGAGATCAGAACAGATTTAGCACAAGGAAAACCTCACAAATATTGCTCAAACTGTGTGCAAGCAGAACGCTTTGGTGCAGACTCTGAACGCAAGTGGCACAATGATACCAATCCTGGATTTGATTACAAAACCGCTGGCGAACTGTATCACTATCCTGTAATTGTAGATGTACGCTGGAACACTACTTGTAATCTCAGTTGTAACTATTGCTCAGAGTGGGCTAGTTCTAAATGGTCAGCACTCAAAGGTATTCCTTTCAAGTCTGGTAGCCGCCCTTACTACGAGCAAGTGTGTGATTTCCTGGAGCAACACCAAGAGCATATCAAAGATGTCGCACTGGTGGGCGGCGAGCCTTTGTTACTCCCTGAAAACGAACGCTTGCTAGATGTCATTCCCGAAGATTGTACAGTCACACTGATTACAAACATGAACGTGGATCTTGAGAAGAACAAGATCTTTAAAAAGCTAGCACAGCGTAAGAAAGTTGGCTGGAGCATGAGCTTTGACAACATCGGCGAACGTTTTGAATATGTTCGCTATGGCGGCGAGTGGCAGCAGGTACTACACAATCTTGCCGTTGTCAAAGACCTGTTCAAGCAAGGGCATTGGGGCGGCATTCATGCTGTGTACAACATCTACAATGCCACACGTATCACAGAGTTCCGTCAGTTTGCTGCTGACCAAGGCGTGAGTGTGCTGTGGCAAAACTTGTTTCAACCTGACTACTTGGACCCATTCTTGCATGGTCGAGAAGTTGCAGAACCTGCCGCAGCTGAAATTGAACGCTTCTATGCATCGGGACTTGCTACACCTGCTGACCGTGGGTTCTTAGATCAAGCATTGCGTAACTATCAAGCTGTTACTGAAAGCAAGCCTGCTATGGCTCGCAAGCTAGCCAAGCACATAGAAGAAATTGAAACACAATACCACAAAGATCAAGCAGGACAGTTTGAAAAGCTGTGGCCAGAGTTTAAAGGTTTACTATGACTGTGCCGTTGCATCAATGGAGTGAGTGTGCAGGCAAAACGTTGCAATGGCTAAGTCCAGATACAGAAGAAGCATATCGTACACACAACAAAGACACTAACAAACGGCATTTGTTAGATGTGTTTGGCTGGATAGATGTTAGTATTGATTACACGTTCAACAGCGAAGGCTTTAGAACTCTCGAATTCGACACTAGAGAAAACTGGATGGCTGTTGGCTGTAGTTTTACCCAAGGCACAGGTGTTAATGTAGCGGATAGATGGACAACCCTAGTGGAGCAACAGATTGGACTAGACTGCTGGAATCTGGGCACAGCAGGTGCAGCTGGAGATACCTGTTATAGGATTGCTAGCTATTATATTCCTAAATTGAAACCTAAGTTTGTTGTGTACCTAGAACCAAGATACAATCGCACTGAATTAAAAACAGTCAAAGAAGATGTTCCGCTAGTGTTAAACTGGGCATATGATCATAAAAATTGGGGCGGAATTTATGTTAAAGAACTACTGCTAGAAGAATCTAACTTAGAGCTAGCAGCAGAAAAGAATCGTGAAGCCATACGAAGCATTTGTCTCCAGCACAATATACCGCTGATTGTTTACAAACCCGATGCATACATTGCATTGGTTGAGGATAAAACACAGCACGACCTTGGCAGGGATCTTTTGCATCCTGGTAGGTTAAATAACAAAGCATTTGCACAAGTGGTTGCAAAGGATATACAACAGATATGTTAAAACCAGGATTGGAGGGCGTACTAACCAAAGCGCCACACCGTAAAGAAACGTTTTCGGAACAGCAACTTGATGAATTCATGAAGTGCGCAGATTCTGACGACGGTCCTATGTTCTTCATGGACAATTTCTTTTACATCCAGCACCCCACACGCGGTAAAATGGTTTATCATCCGTTTGAGTACCAACGCAGACTGATTGAAAACTATCACAAGAATCGGTTCAGTATTTCATTGATGCCTCGACAAACAGGCAAGTCAACGTCAGCAGCCGGATACCTGTTGTGGTACGCTATGTTTGTGCCTGACTCAACTATTCTAATTGCCGCGCACAAATACTTGGGTGCACAGGAAATTATGCAACGTATAAGATATGCTTATGAGTTATGCCCTAACCACATTCGTGCTGGCGTTACCAGCTACAACAAAGGTTCAATAGACTTTGACAACGGTTCACGCATTGTAAGCCAGACAACAACTGAAAACACTGGACGGGGTATGTCTATCTCGCTGCTATACCTGGACGAATTTGCGTTCGTTAGACCTACTATTGCGTCAGAGTTCTGGACTTCTATTACACCTACACTGAGCACCGGTGGTAAAGCTATTATTACATCAACACCAAACTCAGACGAAGATCAGTTTGCGCTGATCTGGAAAGGTGCCAACAAGACCGAAGACGAATACGGCAACCAACGCCCTAATGGGCTAGGTATCAACGGCTTCAAAGCGTTCCGGGCTTTCTGGCGTGAGCACCCGGACCGAGATGATTCATGGGCAGATGAACAACGAGCACAGCTAGGAGAAGAACGTTTCCGTCGAGAGATGGACTGTGAATTCATTATCAACGATGAAACCTTGATCGCTCCTACTACACTTGTGGACATGGAAGGCATAGAGCCGTTCAAGAAAACAGGTCAAGTGCGTTGGTATTCAGACCCTAAACCCGGCAGTATCTATGTTGTTGCCTTGGACCCTAGCTTGGGCACAGGCGGTGACCCTGCGGCTATTCAAGTGTTTGAAGCAGGCACAACTGAACAAGTTGCAGAGTGGCGCCACAACAAAACAACTATCCCTGAACAGATACGCATTATGGCAGGCATTGTAGATCATATTCACTCTATTACCAAAGATGAAAAGATGATCTACTACTCAGTGGAAAACAACACCATTGGCGAAGCGGCACTGTTGAGTATTGCTGAATACGGGGAAGAGAACATCAAAGGATACTTCCTTAGTGATAATACAGTAACAGGCAGTTCGGGACGCAGATTCCGCAAGGGCTTTAACACCACAAACAAAAGCAAGCTCAGTGCTTGCAGCAAGTTTAAAATCCTAGTAGAAACCAAGCGCATGAAGATCAAAAGCAAGCCCTTGATTTCCGAACTCAAAAACTTTGTTGCCATAGGCACTAGCTATGCTGCCAAGCCCGGCGAAACAGATGACTTGGTAATGTCCTGTTTGCTGGCTACTCGCATGCTGCAATTGCTGCAAAGTTACCACACAGACCTAGATTCACACCTAAAGGACCACGGTGACAACATTGTTGAACCGATGCCCTTCATTGCAATGATGCGCTAAATATACGACTATGGCTACAGAATTAAACCTTGAACAGAAACTTGCTGACTTACTAGATACCCGCGATTTCCACCCCGAAATGCTGGGCAAAGATGGCCGCCCGTCTGATGCAGACAAAGCCAAAACATTCAGCTTTGATTATGTAAGCAGTACAGGCAAAAATTACGGAACCATGGTTGTTATCTTGGGCGCTGACAATGAGATGTACATCATGTATGGCGATAACCTAGGCAAAACAATTGAGGATCCTGAAGACCGTAGTGAATTTTTTGATTTTCAACAGCAACTCAGCGATTTGGCCAATCGCAATCGTTGGACAGCCACTCTCGCAGATATCAGCAAGCTCAAGCGAGTACAAGCCGGTATTGCTGCTATCAAAGAAGGCCTTTTTGAAGGATACTACGGCACACG